GAGTTCCATGCTACCGATGTAGCATTTATATTATACTAAATCTACTGCTTTTCCAGTGATAGGTTTGTACTTAGTTTTTCCGTCTTCTTTGAAAGCTCTCATATATTGAGCTCTTGGTTGAAACTCTACATAACTTGCAGTAATAGGTTTGTACTTAGTTTTTCCGTCTTCTTTGAAAGCTCTCATATATTGAGCTCTTGGTTGAAACTCTACATAACTTGCGTGGATCCATCCAGAATTAGGCTCACCCGGAGTGTAGAATTCAAGAATAAGTTGATCTGTCTCGCAATGGCTTTTAACCCAATCTGCCACTTCAGCATTGTCAACTCCAACACATTCGAAATCGACCGCTTCAGCTTTGGCATGCTGTGAATTTAAACTGCTGCCGATTGCAACACATAGCTCAGGGCTACGATAACCAGAGGTCACCTTTACCCTGCCAAATTGATCACGCACGGGTTGAAGAATTTTTTCACAAAGTCTTTTCAGTTTATCAATTTGATCTGCGTTNGGTTCATTATCAATACCCCTTCTGATTGCAGTATCAGATTTAGTTAATTCCTGAAGTGTAAAATTACGTGTTAAATTCATATCAAAATATCATATTAAACGATAAAGAAATTCTATCATATTTAGAAAAGTTTGTCTCTACCTCGTGTTTTAAATATCCAGGAAATAAAATAAGATAATTTTGCTTAGGTTTTATAAAAAATTTATCAGAAATAAACGCATTTGGTTTATTGTAACATCCCTCATAATGATATTGTAATAAATCTTCTCCTCTTGTAAATGATATTGCACCAGAGCCTTCAGGTGCTTCAATGTAAAAAGTTCCTGAAACAGGAGAGCCAGGATGAACATGCATCATGTTTCTAGAGCCTGTAGAATTAACATTTATCCAAAAGTTCCAAAGTTTTAGGGGTTTATTGAAATTATATATTTTGGCATACTCATTTGTTTTTGTTACAATCTCATTTATTAGAGATTTTGTTTTTTTATCTATTGATAAATCATTAGATTGCCAACCACCTACGTTACTTACTTTTCTTCCAGGTGATTTTTCTTTTAGTTTGAGTGAATATTCTTTTAATTTTTCACAGTCATGTTTTAATTCAACCTGACCTATTTGGACTTTGAATGGTTCGTATAATAACATTAATCCAAGATCAATTTCTTAATACTTTTACTACCATCAATATTGTCTTCTAATTCTGCCATCGACTTTATGCACTGATACTTAACTTTGCTATCAGATTTTAACTGACGTTTTGCTACACGTGACCCTTTGAGACATTCAGACATTGATGTCTGGATACGTGCTTCCTTAATCTCTCCATTAATAATCATAAGTAGGGCCACCACTAACTCAGTCATATTTCCTCACATATATTAATAAAGATAATACAAAAATTGAAACTACAATACCTATAAAAAATAAACCTGTCATTAATGTGCTGTCTTTCCATTTGCTCTAACTTTATCTTTTAAATCTTCAATATCTTTTAATGCTTTTTCTAATTGTGTACTAAGAAATTCTATGTTGACTTTGTTTGTCATATTTAACTCTTGAGTCTTTTCCATTTTCTCCACAGACTTATAAAGATCTTCCAATAAAAAATGTTGCTCCTGGTCCACGGGGACTTGTTCAGATTTTTTTAACAAATCATTTTCAAACAATTCACGTGAAGTCTCCAACGATACAAGTCTTGCAGTCAACTCGGTGTATGCGAACACGCCAGCTGCAACGAGTAAAATTAGGCTAGCTACCGTCTTCATCGGCATCTGCACAGCTGCAGATTCAGATATATTTAGTGGTTGTTTCGACATTAATTTTGCTCAAATAACCAGTTTACAAATCTTTTCCAAAGTTTTTTTATTTTATTAATCACTTCTTTTTTTCTCCATTTGGTAGAACATCTTATCAGAATCCTCTGTGACCATGCTAGAGTCCTCTGCATCCCAATAAGTGTTTTGCACCTTATAGTCTGGCCAACTGTTATCAGTAGTATAGCTATTAATGTGCCACAAAAGACGATTATTAGGCTGAGCTGCATAATTACCGTTATCAAGCTCCAATATATGTGCACACTTATGTTCTTGGGGTATTTCAGAATGCTCGACATCTAATATATTAACATCTGGGTGAGCCCAATCAATAGTAAATAAATATTTACCATGATAAAATTTTTTGTCTAATCCAAGGAATTTGCCTTTTATTCCATCCAACCAATCAAAACAAGTAACACTAGGCCAGTAACTAAAACAGTTCCACAATTCCAACTCGTGCGTCTGCATATTCGGCACATCGGCTCTATCATACGATTTTTGGTAAAACGCTGAGATAGGCAAACGCCAATAGCATGCACCATTTGGTAACATGATGTTAAATAAGATTGCACGCCCTGAGATTGATGTAAGACCGAAGATAACGCAGTCTTCACTTTCTCCATGATGTTCTTTAAGGTCATATAAATATTCCTTTCTTACTTTACAGTATATTGGAGGTAGGTTTGCGTTGAGATAAGCCATGATTATATTTTTCTCTCCAATAGTTTTTTCTTTCTAGTTGTCTAAGTCTATAATCAATTTTATCTAGACCTAACAATTTTAAAAAGAAACTTTTTAACATTTCCATCTTCTTCTCGCTTGTCTTATTCTAGAATTTGGATCGTTTCTTGTCTTAGCACTTGCTCTTTTTAACTGACCAAGTGATCTGGCACAATAGCTTTTTCGTCTCTTGGATGCTTTTGACCCAGCCTTGACTTTTCCAGTCACAGCTGTTTTAAGTTTTGATCCTGGATTTTCTCTTCTGTATCTTGCAACACCTGCTGCAGTCATTCCTGCACCTGATTTAGTTGCTCTAAAATATTTTTTGGTTTTAGGGGGCTGTACGTCTCGCCCCCTTTTGAAACCTGGTATGCTTCGATCTTTACCGTTCATCTTAACCGTTTGTTGTAGTTAAGTTAGGTCCTGAAAATTTATCTGTTAACAAAGTATATGCTGCAACATTAGTTTTTGTTTTGCAAAATATACCTTTAGGAAACAAAATACCATCTTCAGGAAAATTAAAATTAATTACATCTCCTGTTGGAACATCTGCTTGAAACATAGTTGTTCCTGAATTTGAAGTAGTTGTTAATTCTAATACCCCGGCACCACCACCATCAGAGGCAATAATTATACCTCTTAGTCTTACAGGTGGAGCTATAATAGCTGTAGCTCCAGCTGCTGCATCTGATCTTGTTGCTTGTATGTCAGTTTTTGCCGCCATTTATTCTCCTCTGTTTGTGGCTCCCGAAGGAGCCACTAATTTATTATTACGCTGCGAATGCAAACGCACCTTTAACAGCTAAAGGATCTTTAGCTGAATCAAGTCCGATATGCCATACACCTTTTTCTGTGCAAGAGAAGTATAAGACACTTCCAATTGTGAAAAAGTTTGTAGTTGCATTAGCTGCAGTGAAAACTAACTGACCTTCGCCTGCTGTTGATGTATCAAAAGTGACTGCATCGGCTGTTCTTGTCTCTATCAAAGAACCAGTAACCCATGCGTCAGTTCCTAGTGCATCAAAAGTTAAAGTGTTAGTTCCTCCAGTTGTATCTACGCTTTGAACGTAAGCTACTCTAGTTCCTACTGTAGCTGCTGGTAAAACCATTGAACAAGCTGCTGCGCCTGTAAAGTTTACTGTGCTGACTTGGTTTGCTGGTAAAGAAACTCCTGCACCTGCAGCAACTGCAGCTGTAGACATACCAACAAAATCAAATTTTACGTTAAGGTAGTTAGTTGTAAATGCACCTGTCGTTGCATTTTTTGTTACATGTTGGAATCCCGCTTCCGATCGAACCGGTCCCGAAAATGTAGTGTTTGCCATAATATCCTCCTATGTATAGCTTTCAACCTGTAGCCTCTATACCGTCTGCCTAGCCAGTCTACAAGTTATTTATAATCTAGGTGGTTATATTATACATAAAAAAAGGGGCGATGTAAAACACCGCCCCTAATTGTAAATACTGATTAGTATCTATTAACTAGTTGGTAAATTTCCGTTACCAAAAATACATCTTGGATCAGAAAATCCAAAAGAGTATCTTTCTCTAGCTTTAAATCTCATGTTACCAGTATCGAAGTCACCTTCCATCGCAGTTTTGATTGGTGATCTAACGAACATTTTTAATCCGTTAGGTATATCAGTCATCAAGAAGTATGAATCAGTATCAGTTAAGAAGTTATTAATTCTGTAACCTTCTGGTACCATACCCATGTTTGCGATAGCATTGATGTCATTATCTGCAGTTCCAACTCTCATTGGAGACTTCATGATTCTCTCAGCAGTAAATTGTAATTCTTTTGGAATTATCATTTTTCTACCAGAAGCAGCAATTTTTAGACCTCTTTCGTCTACAAATCCTGCAATGTCAATCAATGACTGTTCAAGTGAAGTTTCGTTAAGGTCTGCAGCAGTTGCAAGAACATTTGAGAAAGTACCACCTGTAGCTAATGGGTGTGAAGCATTAATTAATGATACTCCGTCACCACCAGTAACAGTAGTTACTTGCGCGTTGTTCAATACGTTTGCAGCTTTAACTTGCTTCGTATTTGCCATAGATCTAGCAAGAGCTCTTGTGTATCTTCCTGCTAATCGATCGTATAGGTTATCTTCGATTGCTTCCTCAGTGATTGAGAATGCTAATGCGATTGTTTCGTGGTTGTATCTTGCTGTGAAAGTTTCACCTGCTTGATCAAACACTACTCCAGCACCTTCTTGTTTAACTGGTGCAGAAGCAAAACCGCTTAACATTACTTCCTCTTCGAAAGCTCTGTCAGATGTTTCAGTCGCAAAAATTTCAGCATGCTGATTTTCATAACGACTATATTCCAGGCCGAATAAAGCATTCAAACCTGGCTCTAGTTCTTTAACTAGTTGTGATCGTGATATTGCCATAGTTATTCTCCTTTATCCTACAAGCCTGTACCACTTCTAAAGAAGTGATTGTTGATTCTAACAAGAATATTTGCATTAGCAACAGACGTGTCAGAGTTATCTGGATCTTGNCAAATATCAATCGCTTGAATNGCGAAAGTAGTTGCTGTTCCTGATACACTTACATCTAATTGCTGTTTAGATATTCCTGTTTGTGTAACACCAGTAGTGTTTGTAACAGAATAATTTCTAAACAAATCTGCTCTAGTGAAAGCCTCATCAGCATCTATCAAGAATACTGCATCTGGATCGTCAATGACGAATGCAGTAATATCGCTAGCAGCAATGCCACCAGGATAATAGTTACTGTAAGTTGGCTTTTGAGTAGTTGGATCTGTGTAGAAACATCCGTTAAANACCCCAATAACAGCGTCCGATGTATTAGGACCATGTCTTTGGATATTTCCAGAAGTTAATGGTTCAACCATTTCTCCTTGGNATATCGCGTCTGCATATCCTGATGCAATCGTATATCTGTTTTGAGCTCCAGCTAAAGGTGTACCGTCTAGTTTTCTGTATGGTCTTAGACCAAACTTTTCTTCGACATTAGCCATNGTTGTTTCTCCTTATAAGTTTATTAATCCAAGCTACATCGGGTAGGTAATGCAAAAAAATTATTTTTTACGACTACCACCAAAGGTAACTCTAGACTGTCTATCAATATTGATAGGCATGTCCGGGTGTTGCTCCTTC